CGCTTCCGGGAATGGGTTGAAGGCCAACGTCCACGAGTCGATTGGGGACTCGCCTGGGCGTTGACCCGCGAAATCCTCAAAGACCATACGAGCCACTCGTGGATGGCGTTGCAGAACGCCGTCTACGCGCCCGACGGAGCCGAACAGGCGGTCTGGACGCTGTCCGGACAACGCAAACGCCCATGGTTCGACCACGAGCACGACCCGCTCCGCCCGCCAACCCCGACGCGCAACCTCACCCGCCGTCAACGCGAGGACAGGGAACGGCTCAAAGCCTACTTCCACATCAACGACGACCTCTGACTCCGACCACCATCGGAATCCCAACCTACGAATAAGGAAACACGATGGCAGCACAGGACATAGGCGTCGCATACGTCCACGTCGAACCATCCGGCAAAGGATTCGGCAAAAGCATCGAAGGCGACATCGGCGACGCCGTCAACAAAGCCTCCAAGAAAAGCTCCAGCACCCTCATCTCGAAGATCGGCGGAGCATTCGGCAAAATCGGCAAGGTCGGCACAGGCGCGATCGCCACCCTCGCCGGCGGCATCACCGCATTGGCCGCCAAAGGCGGCTTCACCCGCGCCCTCAACATCGAGAACGCGCAAGCCAAACTCAAAGGCCTCGGCCACGACAGCGCGAGCGTCACCGAAATCATGAACGACGCGCTCGCCTCCGTCAAAGGCACCGCGTTCGGATTGGGTGACGCCGCGACCGTCGCGGCCAGCCTGTCAGCATCCGGCATCAAGGAAGGCGACCAGCTCACCAAGGTCCTCAAGACCGTGGCTGACACCGCGCAGATCAGCGGCAGAAGCCTCACCGACATCGGCATGATCTTCGGTTCCGTCGCCGCCCGAGGCAAACTCCAGGGCGACGACATGCTCCAGCTCATGTCGAGCGGCATCCCAGTCCTCCAAATGCTCGGCAAGCATCTGAACAAGACCAGCGCCGAAGTGTCCGACATGGTCTCGGACGGCAAAATCGACTTCCAAACCTTCGCCGACGCCATGCAGGAAGGCCTAGGCGGCGCCGCACTATCCGCAGGCACCACATTCACCGGCGCCCTGGCCAACGTGAAAGCCGCGTTGAGCCGACTCGGAGAAACAGCCGCCACACCAGTCCTCGACGGCTTACGCGGCCTGTTCAACCAAGCCATCCCACTCATCGACACATTCACCGCAGCCGTCACACCAACCCTGCAAAAAGTCGGAGCGGCACTCCAACAAGGTCTCGAGAACGCGATACCCGCCACACAGGCGAAACTCAAAAACCTTGGCGACACGATCTCCAACATCCCCGGCTTCCAGATGCTCGCCTCGGCGACGGCCAGCCTCAAAAGCCAACTCACTGGCCTCTGGAACGCAATCACATCACTCATAGGCGGACTC